AAGCAAGTACTCCTTCAAAAGAGGGGTATTCGTAGAGCTACAGTACCTGAAATATATCGGTACCCTTGTTAGTAATAACGTTGAGTTATTCACGAAAGACCAGGTGTGTCGGTCGTTGAACCACCCATTCAAGGAGGGCTAGCACCCCGCCCCTGAACGTCATGCTCTAGTAGGCTAACAAGCGAAAACCATTACATTCAAAGCTTTCAATATTTATACAATATTTACTTGCAATCAACGAATGGTTAAGGCTTCTGAGAAAGTTTGGTTAAAGTTCTTTGAACTTTCCAAATTCTTCGATTTAGCCATCTGAGCGTGCGACGTAACAGGAAAAGACGAGACATTTGGAATCTTCTTATTAAGAATCAAAAAATTCTATAAGAAATCCGGGCCAAAGCAATTATTTTATTATTTAAAATCTTGCCAGGCTCATGTCGTTCATTTCTTAGCGGGATACAATGTTTTATTAGGTCAACCCCAAAAGGGTCCCTATGTAGCGTTAGACTCCCACGGTCTACCATTAATTATCCCATGGAAATTAAGATTAGAAATTCTCTTATCTAGAGAAAATAATTTTAATAACTTTAAGATAATTAAATGTATCTTGACAATTCTATCTATCTATACTGTTTTCAGTAACAAAGTACGACCGAACCTTGCAACGATTGTTGCTCCGTTCAATGGTACAGTTAAATCTTTTGATTTAACTCTGTTAAAACGTGCTCTTGCTGACTTAAGTATTGGATTAATCCGATTGCGAGAACCATCTTTACTTTTAATAGAGAAGGCTTCCCCTAACTCATCAAAGAGTACATGGGGGGCGTCTATTGACGCTCTAGCCTTTTTCTATCACCCTACATCTTTTCTACATTTTGTTAAATATAGTTTAAATGTACCTGGGGGATGGAAAATTCTATTATGAGTTTTAGCCCTAATGATCTTATCTATACCATTGTTGCCAGTTTCAATGTTGATACATTTTGTATTAACAGGGAAACTTGTCGGGAAAGTACCTCGCTTGCATTTAGCAAAGTTGAGTACCGTTCATGACAAATCGGGAAAAGCCAGAATAGTTGGTATTACCAATTACTGGATTCAGGTTTTATTAAAACCTGTTCACGATGCAATTTTTAGTAAATTAAGAATGATTGAGACTGATGGAACCTTTGATCAGGTTAAACCCGTTAAAGCTTTGCTTGCGCGTTTACCCAAAGGTACTGTCTTTTATAGTTTCGATCTGAGTGCCGCGACGGATAGACTTCCTGTTGAAATACAGAGAGATATTCTTAATATTTTAAAACCCGG